TTGAACGGGAAAAAACGTGACGTGTCGGTGTGTCGTGATGTCGCGCGTGCTATATATTTGAGGTATCAACAAAAAAAAACAAAAAAATAGGAGTGATTAAATGTTTAGGTGTAGTTTTATGAATTATTATTGTGTTCGTAGTTTACTTGAGATGGGTTATAGTTATTATGATTTTGTGGAATGTTATGTCGATTTTGATGGAATAGTGCATATGTTTCCGATTGGTTATACGTGGGCTAATATGGTGTCTTTTGGTGATAATGTAAGTATGGTGTTTCTCGGTTATAGTAGGAGGCATTGGATATGATGAATTATAATAGGTGCAATGGTTGTAAGTATTTTTATATAGGTGGTAGCATGGTTAAGGGTGTACGTCGTATACGTCGTATGCGAGTGGGGCATTATGATACTGGGCGTGATTCTGATTGTGTGGGTTTGTTTGATTTTGTGATGGCGCATTATGCTGATGATGTTGTTTTAATGAGGTTGAATTTGTGGAAGAATACGGGTGTGTAGTATGGTGTTGTTTGGCCTATTAGCTCAGTGGTTAGAGCGGCATCCTTATAAGATGTGCGGACCGGGTTCAATTCCCGGATAGGCCACGGTTGTTGAGATTCGTTATCGTTATTGTTAGTGTGATATATTAGGTCATGACATGCCGTTTGGCATGTTGTGGCCTTTTTTTTTTTGTATGAGGTGTATGCATATGGATATGAGTTCTATCGCTACCATTGTGGGTAGTGTGGGTTTCCCGATTGTCGCGTGTTGTGGGATGGCGTGGTTTATTGCCACGACGTTCCGTGATTTTAATAATTTGATGACGAAGAACAATGTTTTGACTGAAGAGCTTATAGCCTTGCTTAAGAATGATAAGGGGGATGATCATGATGAAGCGAATATGGCGTAGCATATTGGCGTGCGTATGCGTGTTGTCGTTGGTTTTTGTGCCGTCTGCATACGCGGATATGCGCGGTTTTGACGTGAGCAATTGGCAGTGTGATATCGATACGTATGCGCTCGATGCTGATTTTGTTGTTGCCGGTGCGACTTGGGGTGTTGGCGGTTTTAATAATGTCTGTTTGGTTAATGGCGTCAATCAGGCCGCGAATTATCAGCTTGGCCGTGCAGTGGATAGCGGTAAAAGTATCGGCGTGTATCATTATGCTATGGGCAATGACGCGGTGGCTGAAGCTGATTTTTTTGTAGATAACGTTGCCGGATATGTCGGGCGTGCCGTGCTTGCGCTGGATTGGGAGGCTGCTGATAACCCGCAGTTTGGTAATGGGGCGTGGGTTGAGTCTTGGGTGCGGCGCGTGTATGATCGAACGAGAGTGTGGCCTGTTGTTTACACGGGGGCGTATTCATTGAGGCAGCTCACGCCGTATGTGCGTGAGCATTGTGGCGTTTGGGTTGCGCAATATGCGTCGAACGTGCCGACTGGTTATCAGGCGGTGCCGTGGCTTTATGGCGCGTATGGTGAGGCCATGCGACAGTACACGGCTAATGGTTATGTTTCGGGTTATGGGCCGTTGGATTTAGACTATTTCCGTGGTGAGCGGTGGCAGTGGGACGCGTATGCGCTTGGTGAGCGCGATAATGGTGTTTCGGCTCCGGCTCCGGTGCCGGATACGGGTTGCGCGTCTACGTGTGTGACGGTCGGGCCGGGTGACACGTTGTCTGGTATTGCCGCGCGTACTGGTTTGTTGCCGTGGCAGTCGTGGCATGGGTATGAGTCTGGTAATCCCAGTGTGATATATCCCGGCGAAACCGTTTGTTATGGTGGTACTGTTGCGCCGTCGAATACGAGTGCGGTGCACACGTATATGGTGCAACCGGGTGATAGTTTGTGGTCTGTTTTCGGCGTTGATTGGTCACGTGTCGCGTCGGTTAATGGTTTGTCTAACCCGAGTTTGATTTATCCGGGGCAGATTTTGCGTTATTGATAATCAATATTAATAATTGGCGTGTTGCAATTGCGCACGCCGATTTTTTATGTTATAAATATGTGTGTTAGCAAAAATGTTAACAGAAAAACAGATACAAAGGATAATAATATGCGCAAGATTCGCAAGGTAATCGCTGATAGTGATATCAGCTACTATGACCGAAACGGCGAGATGCAAACGTTTCATACCATCGGAAATATTTGCACCGTTGAAAAAGCAGTTAAAGTGCTTATGGACGCGGGTATCGTCAACGTCCTGATTGATGATATCACCGTACACAAGGCAACGTATGCAATGGACGTTGACGTGTTCATTGCAGACGCCGAATGTATCGGAATCGAGCACGGCGTGTCCCCTAACGACAATGATACCGACAACGATGCTGAATCTGAGTTCTGATTTTGGAAGGAAACATCATGATTGAGGTCAATGAACAGATGAACGATACCGCTAATGAAACCGTCCAGACCCCTGTTGACAATTATCGTTACATTTGTACGATGGACAACAGTACTTTTGAGGGCAAACGTGCCATTGTCAACGCGCGTAACAGTGCATTGTCGTTGAACGCGATCGGTGATACGCCGCTAACGATCATTGGCGCGTATACCGCGCCGGGTGTGCGGTCTCAGACGGGGCAGAAGTGCGTTAACGTCTATCTTTTTGCAAATGACGGCAATACGTATTTCAGCCAGTCACAGGGCATTTATCGTAGCGTGTTGGATATTTATGATATGTTCCCTGATTTTAACGCGCCGGACGGTATCCCCGTGATAGTGAAAAAGACACCGCTCGGTGGTGGTAGGTTTATTAAGTCGATTGAAATTAAGTAGTTTAACATCAAGTAGTTTGAAATGAGAAAAAAAAGCGTCATAAAACAATATGGCGCTTTTTTTTATGAGGGTGATGAAATCATGTCTAGAGCGCGTAAACAGGCGGACGTTTTAACCGCGAAACGCAAGCGCGTAAACCGCGCGATAAACAGTCTGAAAAAAAGCATCACGGACGTTATGCCCGAGAGCGAGGCAAACGCGCGACGGGATTATATTCAGCGGCTTGAATCGCAGTTGAAAAAAACATATGTCGGGCGCGTGAGCAATCGCGCCATGCGTGATGAATTGTATCAGCGTGCCAACGAAGTCGCGGATACGCTCGTGCGACAGGTTGGCGAGGTGCGCGGCGGCAAAGGCCGCGCAATGGAACGTAGACGATCATTTAACATTTTCCGCACCGAGATGAGAATAGCATCCAAGGGACAGCCGAGCGCGTTGGGTGAGCTTGGCCGGGAAAAAGTCAAGATTTTTTGGCGATACACACAAAACATATGGCAGAAGCCGAACATTTCGCCTGACAAACGATTGGAGACTGTCATGAAGGCATATGACGCGGACTCGCTGAGTGAGCTTTTTGATACCATTATGGCGCGAAATGAAAAAGTGTTGCAATACGCCAAAAACATGAAAGCGCGCACGGGCGAATTGGAAGATTATACGGATACCGACGGCGGTAGTCCGATATGGCTCATAGCGGTTTCCCCTGACGTGGTGCGATGAAAACACGTAAAGAATACAGAATTGCGGCGATATTTGATACCGAAACAACGAACATCGGTGAGGGTGCCGAAACGCGCGCATATCCGATATTATACATTTTCAACGATTTGCGGGCGACCCCGTTGGGACTGTATACGCCCGATACGGACGATGTACGTTTTTACCGGCGCACGTCCGAAGCGTTGACGTACATTGATGACTTGATTACGTATGGTCGTGCTCATGGTTATGTGCCGATAATCGCGGCGTATAATCTCATGTTCGACATGCATACTCTCATGTTGGAATTGGCGCAGTCGTATACGATTGAGGTCAACGCGCAGACCGCAACTAGCGTGTACACGCTCGATTTGTGCGTGGATGGTAATGTGGTGTGCCGTTTTTGGGATACGTTTTACCTTGAAATGGGCGGCCTACGCGCTATGGGTGAGACGTGCGGTCTGCCTAAAGCGGTGGGTGATTGGGATTATTCGCTGGTACGTACACCCGAAACGCCATTAACCGAGGATGAATTGTTTTACGCGCGGCGTGATGTACAGGTGATACCGCAGTATCTGCAATGGCTATTGCGCGCGAACCATTGGCTCACGCCTGACATGCTGGGGTGCCGCGTGCTGACCAAAACGTCACTTGTTCGGCAGATGGCGCGCCGTGAGATCGGCGGACGGCGCGTCACGTTGCAAGGCGGTAAGAAAATCACGTTGCAACGCGCGTATGAAATGACGTGCAATCAAGAGTTTCCTAAAAATTATGAGGCCTATGCGTTGCGTAAAGCATGTTTTCGTGGCGGTTTGACTTTTACGAGTGCTAAAACCGCTAGCGTTGTCGTTGATAATGTGGCGTCTCTTGACGTTACGTCAATGCATCATGCGTTTATCAACGGGCGACGCTTGCCGGTTAAATTCGCGGTTGCCCCGCCGGAACTTTTGCAATTCGCGTGTGAATATATCGTTGGTATGCCGCTTGAAGATGTATTGCGTAATTATAGTGACCCGTTTCGCATGGGGGTGCATGTTGCGATAAGTTTTACAAACCTTAGATTACGGGCAAACACGTGTTTTGCCGATTGGGGTATTGCAATCTGCCCACGTTCCAAGTTCGTGAAAACGTTGCAAGCGGACACCGATTACAGCAACAACGAACGCGCGAAAACGCAAGAAAACAGTATTAGGGCGCACGGCTACGTTGATAGTGCCGTTAATCCGACGTTTGCTTTTGGGAAATTGTATCAGGCGGATGAATGTATCTTGCACGTTAATGAAATTGAGCTGTGGAACGTGGCACAGGTGTATGAGTTTGACGAAATGCGTGTGTTGTATGGTGAGGCCACCACTAAGACGATTGTACCGCCCGATTACGTGACATTGCAATCCAATATGTTGTTCGCGCGGAAAACTGATGTTAAAAATCTGATTAAACATTATCATGCGGGAACACCGTATACGGGTGATATACCCGAGTCGATACCCGAGGGAATCGCACGTGACGCTAGGACGGGTGCGTTGAGCGTGAAATTTTTGCAATCCTATTACGGTAGCACCGTTAAAGGACAATTCAATGGTATCTATGGCACTCAGGCGCAAGATGTCATGAAAGCAGATTACCGTGTGACGGAATCCGGTGAATTGGAAGTAGATAAAAACACTGTATGCACTCCCGAGAATTTCGCGAAAAAGCGTCCGAAGACACCGCGCGTGCTGTACACGTACGGCATGCGAATTGTAGCCGGGTCACGTATGCATCTAGTGATAGCCATGATGCTGATATATCGGCGTTTCGGAAATCGCGTCACCGTCACGGGCGGTGATACAGACAGTCTTAAAATCAGTTGCGCCAATGACGTGACCGATACGGAACTGTTGGACGCGCTCGAACCATTGCACACAGCGATAGAAAACGCAATCAATCTTACCATGCGGCGCGTCCGAAACACCGCGCCCGACATGGCGTCAACGCTTGACCATATCGGCAAGTTCGAGATTGAGGACTGTGGCGGCACCACTCGTTACGCCGAACACGTGGAACTGTGGAACAAGGCGCGTGTAAGTCTGGATATGTCCGGGCGCGTGCATGTCACTTGCGCGGGCTTACCACGGCCTGACGGCGTGTACACTATTGAGAACTGTATCGAGGACATTATGCACATGGGTCACGGTTTCGCGGAAACGATACGGGCGGCACTGGGTTATGACGTGTTGATCGATTATGAGATTTGCCATACGTTGCAACGCAACCGTCCACATGTGTGGGATAGGTACGTCGGTGTCGTCACCGATTATCGGGGTGCGACATATCATGTTGACGTGTCCGAGGCGATAGCGTTGTATCCGTCCGGCAGATGGATAGGGGAATCGGACAAACAAGCCAACGGTGAGAATCTTGCATACATGCGGGATGTATATAATAGGAATGTTGAGACATTACCGCGCGAGCTTATTGTGCGGGACGGCAGACCTATGATTGTGAGTATTGATGGCGAAATATTATTATGATCGACTTAAGACGTTGATATTGCCGCGTAACGCAGATGTTAATATGATTATCGGCGCGCGTGGTTTAGGCAAGACATACGGTGTACGAAAATACATGATAGAAGATTATTTGAAAAACGGCTATTGTTTTGTGGAAGTGACACGGTTTCGTGAGGAAAACAACGATGTCGCGGCGAACTATTTTAGTCGTATCGTACAAGATAATATTTTTCCCGATTATGAATTTCGCACAACTAATAAAATAGCGGAAATACGCAGAAAGAAAACCGGTAAAAAAGAAAACCCGTGGAAAACAATTGGCTATTTTATCCCGTTGTCATTACAACAGCAGAAAAAGAAGAGCACTTATGTTAACGTGCGCAATATCTGCATGGATGAAATTATCATAGATAACGATGATAGATATCACACGTATCTGAAAAACGAGTTTGAGCAATTGGCGAAACTTGTGGATACCGTCACACGAGAACGCGCTGATGATACGGGATTGCGCAAGCCGAGAGTATTTCTGCTGGGTAATGCCTGCGACGTTTTTAATCCGTATTTCCAGCATTATGACGTACCGTTGGAACCTGAGCACGGTTTGCAATGGCTGGGCGGGAAAACATGTCTGTTCGATTATGTCCGTGATGACGTGTACGCCGAGCAGAAAACGAAAAACACAGTATCGGGACGCATGTTGAAGAACAACGCTGACGTGACCGCTAAAAACAGGTTCAAACGGCATGACACTGATTTTATCGAAAAACCGCACGGACATGCAAAGCTTACGTATGTTTTTCGATGGTTGCAAAACGAACGCGGCGTGTATGTCGATTTGCGTTGTGGGTATGTTTTCATATCCTCGAAATATGATAGCGGCGCACATGTACCGTATTTCGCAATCACCCGGACGGACAACAAACTTAACTATCTTACCGCGAACATGGCTAAAGATTTGATCCGTAATCTTATATCATATTATGCGCTGGGGTATCTGCGCTATGATACGGTGGAAACGCAACACGCCGTAAGTGAAATGCTAAAGAATTTTGGCGTAAAATAACATATGGCATACAAAGAGAGATACCGCAGTGAGACCGCTAAAACATTGTCATTGACTTCCACGGTTGACTCCGCCAATGATATGGCCGTAAGGGATAAGCGCGCCGGTTGTCGCTGTGAGTCATGTCGCAAGTATGCTATCCTTAAGTCGTATCGGCCCGTATCACGCCGATACGACTTTTCATATGGAAGGAAAAACAAATGGATGACGAAACCACCGAGGAGAGGGACACCGCCGAACGTGACGACCTCACCCCCGACGAAACGCACCGTGAAGGCGAATTCGATGACTTGCGCGACATGCTGGCACGGATACTTGATGCGATCGATGCAATGAATGAACGCATCGACGGAATCTATGACAATTTCACTGATTCCGTGGCGCAGATGGTCGAAAACGGTGCAACCGTCAAGGAAACCGACGATGACGCGGCGGAAGCAATCGCGCATGCGGCGGCGGAAGACTTGGAAAACCTCGATTACACACTGTAACGGATTGGAGATAAATATTATGGCTGTAGACAATGCAACAATTTTGGACAAAGTCCGTACAAAGGGCACTGATGACTATCAGCAACGCATTCCGTCCGCGACGCAAACCGGCGTGGCGAATACCATGCGTTATCTGTTCGACCCCATGAACCGCCAATATCTCAACGACTGTGTTTGGAACATGGTGAACCGTATCGGACTCACCGTGATGGCCCAGAACGCGCCGTTTGAGAACCCGTTGGCGATTTTCAAAAAAGAAAATCTGTATTGGGGTAGCACCGTGCAGGAGATCGCCGTCAAATGGATTAAGGCGCACGGGTACAAGGATGACGCCGAAGACCTTCTGAAGATGCACCGGCCCGAAGCGGCGATCTGGTTTTACGAGATGAACCGGCGTGATCAGTACCCGATATCATGGACTACTGACGAGTTGCGACAGGCGTTCGTAGATGACTTCGGTCTGAATCGTTTTATCGCGCAGATTATGGAAACGCCGCGCAATTCCGATAATTATGATGAAATGAACATCATGCTTGCGTTGATACGCCACTACGAACAGAATCTCGGCTTTTACAAGGTACATCTTGATAGCATCCCGTCCGACGAAACGACCGCCAAGACGTTGCTCAAGGCATTGCGTTCGACTGCCGGACGTATGCAGTTCCCCTCAACGCAGTACAATGCGCTCAACGTGACCGATATTCCGGCATACGCTAACCCCCAGCAAATGGTGTTGTTGATTGAGCCGGAATATCTTGCATCGATTGACGTCGATGCATTGAGCGCCGTGTTCCAGTTGGATAAAGCCGAAGTGCCGTATCGTATCGTTCAGGTGCCGAGTCTCGGTATCCCCGGCGCTGTAGCGTTGCTTGTATCGACCGACTGGTATCAGGTGCGTGATACCATGTACGGCACTACCCAATTCTATAACCCGCAGACACTTGGCAACACTCTGTATCTGAACCATTGGGGAATCTACGGCGTGTCGCCTTTCACGCCGTGTGCATTGTTCACAACCGACGCGGGTACCAGCATCAATGTAGTGACGCAGACCGTGACAGGTTTCACATTGACTCCGACCACGGGCGATGTCAAGGCGGGCGACGTGGTACAGCTCACGCCCAAGCTCACCGCCACCGTCGACCCCACCGGCACCGCTATTGAGGTGGCGCCGAACTCCGCAACTTACGAGGTATCCGCCGAGCACGCCATGCAAGCCGGGGCGTTTGCGCTTGACGTAAACACGTTCGTTGATGATCAAGCCCGCTTGCACATCCAGCGCGGCGGCCTCACGGCGGGCGACGTTATCACCGTGACCGGCAACGCCACGTATGTTAACCCGAACGACGCGACTACGGAATATTCCGCGACATGCACGTTCACCGTCAAATAGTCTGAAATCGACTATGATATAAAATGAGTGGTGTTTCATGTGAAGCACCGCTCATTTTTTCGTATATAGGAAAGGGCGCGATATGGATTTTCCACATCTGCAAAACGCTACGACGTTCCCCGATACGGACACGCGCGTATATGAACAGTACCGCAACGTTTTCGATTACAATGTTTGGACGCCAAACACGGTAATAAAGTTGTGCCGCACGAACTGGTACGATGATTATCATGATGTCGTGAAATTCCCCGATGACGCCGCAAGGGACGCATGGTTTGACAAACTGGACGGCGAAACCTGCAAGCTTACGACTAACATGTATATCGCACGTGCCGATACGGACGGTGTAAAATTGCCCGTACCGTATATGACGGCGCAACGGTATAATTACATTGTCGTTGATTTTTCGCATGATATTGTCAATACGCCGTATCAGAAAACCGACGCGCAGACACGCTATCATTTTTTCGTCACCTCGGTACGCGCGGAAGCGCCGAACACGACAACATGCACGCTTGTACGTGATGTGTGGACGGACTATATCAACAGCACCACAATTAACGGTTTGCTGTTGTCACGCGGGCACGCGCCGTTGACGGAAACGACACCGCAAAAACTGTTGGAGAACCCACGGGCCAACTGTCGTGATTTTACGTTGCCCGACGTTGATTATGGCAACGCGGCGACGAACATTAGAAAAAGCACGGCAATTAACTTGCAAAACGGGACAAGATACATATGTTTGGCCGCAACTTTTTCCCCGCAACAATTGCGATCAATGAGCAATGTGCACGGTGCAGACGTTACGGATACCAGCCCGTCATACACTAACGCCGACGAAATAGTTAATGGTTTTGTATGGGGTGCCGGAAACATAAACACGTCAAACGTAACCGGTGCTGGTACGTCATATAATTCCATTGATAACCTCACCGCAAGCAACGTGTACATGTACGCGCTAGAATCATCCAAAGTATCGGGTGATTATTTTGATACGATGTTTGCGTATTATCCTCATATCATGTCACAAATCGTATCTGTTTTCGTTTCCACGGCAAGCATGATGCAATTAGAATCCGTCACTACGGTTAATGATGTGGAATGGCATACGGTCAGCGGCGCGCGCACAAAACTAGCAGACATTAATCTAACAATAAATGACTTCGGTTATTCGCCTGAGTACGCCAAAATAACACGACTGTACCTTGCGCCCTACGCGCACTTGGAAATATCCGACAATATCGGCAATAAAACTCGGTTGGAAATAGCTGATTGCGGCCATCTCTCGGCGCAAACCGTCACGTCATTAAGCTACCCGATATTACGACAACTCGCATGGCTTGACGGTGTCGGGGGTGACGGCGGCACGTCCATAACCATCAACGCCATCAACGGTGCTAGCATTACCGCCGACGTGCCGAACGCGGACATGCTCAAAACGCTGATATCCCATGACATTCCGACGTATGCGTTGCAACGTCGCGCGATCGACGCGCAACGCGCCGACACTTACAATGTCGCCGTAAGTCAGGCACGACAAAACGTCATGCTGACGTATGAAAACGGCGCGCGCTCGGCTAATGTCAGTCAAGCAAACACATATCGTAGCAGTGCGGCGTCGGTGTCGAACACCACACGCGCGAATCAACGCGACATAGCGATAAAAGACGAGTCCAATAGTGCACGGTCGGATAATCTCACATACTCGAACACACGCCAAAACGCTGACTTGAACACTAGCACGCGCAAAATCAACCGTGATGTAAGTAATGATAATACACTACAGAATAAAGCTTTTGTAGAGGGTACCCAAACTCAGGCAATAACAAACGTGGCAAGTGCGATAGGCACAATAGCGGGGGCCGCGCTGGTGATCGGCCCCGGCGGCGCGGCCTCACCAGTGGTGACCGGTGCAATGGCTATCGGCGGTGCGGCGCTTCAAGGTTACAACACCGGTATTGCAATCACTAACAGTCAGGAACTCAACGCGACATCTAATTATGTTGCTAATGATAAAGCGAAAACCGCAATACAGGCCAACACCGAGCAAACACAACATGCCATAACACAGGCCACCGACGTGACCAGTCGCGCGAACACGCAAGCCGACCGCGTTACCGGGTACAGCACAAGCGCGGCCACCGACATGACCGCCACAAGCACGGGCACGGCCAACACTAACGCGGGCGCGTCGCGTGGCCTGACGGTTGACAACGCCAAACGAAGCATGATGAACGCGCGCGACAACACAAATGCATCATGGCGCGACATGCTCAACCATCCCGCGCAACCAGTCGGCGCATATGGCGGCGACAATTTCAGACAGGCCACGGGGCTTGACACCATGACCGTGAAAATAGTCACGGAGGATAACGGCGCGATAGCGGCGGCGGGCGACTACATGTTACGCTACGGGATAGCAAGCAACAAACTCTACAACAAACCGACGCTGACAACGTGCAAGCATTACACGTACTGGCAGACCGCCGACATATGGACGATATGCCCGCTTGCGCAAAACGAGCAATTGCAGACAATCAGAGATATTTTCAATACCGGTGTTACAATATGGAACAGGCCCGAGGAAGTCGGCAACGACTTCACACACGACAATCTATAAGGTGGAAGCATGGGACGCAAACGTACACATAAAAGGCCGTTGACCCGCGCGGAACTGGGAGAGCGTGGCGCACCGGTATGGCAACAGTCCGAGACGCTCAATTCGCAAGCGTATTCGATGGCATATTCTCAAATGTTGAATATCGCGTTATCACGGTTCAAATGGTTGAATCTGCCGAAAACCTGCGACGCATGGTTTCTCGAATACAATCTATTGTATTTCGGTTACGCCACAATCGCGTTCCCGCATAGCAAGCCCGGAGTGTTTTTCAGCACGCAAGCGGTGACAACATCGAATTTCAACGTGTATTACAAACCGAAGAAATGGGATAGTTACGGTATCAACGGTTGGAGATTCCCGGTGAACAATTCAAATGGTGTTTTCATCTACGCCAACCGTGCCCGCACGCCGCTCATTCCGACTATCGAGTTTTTCGCGCATGAGATTGAAGATTTATACATGACGCGACGACAGAATCGTTTCAATCAGAAAACACCGTTTATTTTGGAGGTTCCCGCCGGTCAGCAAACGGCGGGGATCAACGTTATCAAGCAAATCAGCGGCGGTGAAATGGCAATCATGGCGACCCCCGGTTTTACCGATTCCATGAAAGCTAACGTGCTGAAAACCAATGTCGAATATATCGGCGCGGAACTACAAAACGACATACAAAACACGTGGAACTCGTACTATCAAGCGCTGGGTATCAAAAGCCTGCCGCTGAAAATGGAACGGCAGACCGCCGACGAAATACAGGACTACGGCGAACCGACCGATCTACGCGCACTCAGCGAACTGGAGGAACGCCGCGCCGCCTGCGATATCCTAAACACCCGTTTCGAAAAATATCTATCCGCGCCGATCGAGGTGGTGTGGAATCAGGACAACTTAAGCCAAAACTACGATTTTCTCACCAACCTCAAGGAACGGAAGGAGGCGACCAACGATGCCGTATGATACGTTACCGCCCTACGAACCATGCGAAATACACGATGATTTCCACGCCGTCACCACGATCACCCTAGGCGAACTGCTCACCGACGGTGGCATAGACTGGACACAGCCGGAATGGTCATGGCGAGAGGACGCCTATAATGACGCGCAATACAACCGTTGTTGCAAGAAGATCGAAAACCGGTATTACGACCGTGAATTGGGCGTCATGCCACCCGGCAGATGGCGGCGACACTTCATGCGACTAATCACCGAATTCATGCCCATACTGAAACCCTTATACGAACTCGCGGACGGCAATCCCGGCATATTCCTCACGAACGCCGACACATGGCACAAGACACGTGCGGTGTTTTCCGATTTCCCCGCCACACAACTCACGGAAAATCAGGACTACGCCACGAACGCTACGGACATGCAATATGAAACCGTCACCAACGGCGATTTCATGGATAAAATCAGCGCCATACGTCGAGGCGATTACGTGGATATAGACGTGCTACTATTAGAACATCTGGCAGAATGTTTCAGCCCATTATGGACTGTGAACATCAATAATTATTAGGAGGCAAACCGTGTTTCCACTACCGTTATACTCGGTATGGCCGTATACGCCGGTCATACCCGCGTTCTACTGGAACGCGAAAAGCACCGAGGAAATAATAAAGCAGCTCGCTTGCAATTATGATCATATCATCGCATATTTCGACACTCTCACCGATGCCATAAACGCGATAAACGCGGACAAGGACGCTTTCAAACAGGATATTGAAAACCGTGTCAACGCTATGGAACAATCATTAGCCACGCTGATGGATAATCTCGAAAACGTCGGCGACAAGATGATAATCTATGATCCCACACAAGGCCTGTACGTGGATAGCAAAAACGCCATGCGAAACATGTACCGCGAACTAGCAGTGTTCGGCGCGCGCGTCAATCAGATAGCCACCAAAACAGTAGAAGACATGGCGAAACATCGTACCGATGAAACCGCCGCAGTCGGCAACCTCACCATATTCGATGACCCGACACCGCGCGTCACCGACCCGCAAACCGGCAACCCCTATCAGCCCATACAGTAAAGGAGAATCATCATGTCCACGACAACCAACTACAATCTAGAAAAAATACGACGCGGGCAACGCAAAGAAGACCGCTGAGGGCTTCATCATTCCGGGAGGTGAAAGCTGATGACAAACACGCCGTTCAACAATCTGCCACTATACGATACCGGTTCGATGGCAGACCTACGCGACGCATACAACCGCAGTATACAACTCATAGACAAAAAACTGCACCAACTCGAAATACAAATCCGAATACACCACACAACCGACACCCGCAAGGAGGTATGACATGGCTAGCACAACCGATAATTTTAATCTCGATCTATACGACACCGGCGACCCCGCCGCGTTGACCGACCAATACAACAGCGCGATGCACACTATCGATAAAACGTTACTAACGATCAACGACAACGCGCAACAGGCATCAACCGAAATAAAAGGCTGGCTAGGTAGTCTCGGCATAACAAACACTTCTACAGCCAAAGACGCTAAAACCAAGTGGGATAATGCCGCCACACTAGCCGAGACAAACGAAAACAACATAACCGCAATAAACGCTAATCTAAGCGCGCTCGGCGCAGATAGCGTAGCCAACGCGGGCAATAGTAAGACAAAATGGGATAATGCCGCCGCAACCGCAATTAAAAACAGCGCGACGCTAAAAAACGTTTACACAAAAACGGAATCAGATGAACGATATGTAAAAATAAAATCATCCCCCACTGAGTTAGTAGCAATCGGTGACAGTTATTTTGAGGGATTTCGCACAACCAACCCTACCACCGATAGCATGATTGTAAAAGCAAGCAATAAACTAAATTTAACCTGCCGAAATTTTGCAGTAGGAGGTAGCGGCTTCATCACGGGTACTACTACATTCTCACAGCAATTGGACGCCGCAAGCAAGCAAATAACCAATAAAGAAAATGTAAAGTTCGTGGTTATAGGAGGCGGCCGAAACGACAACTATAATACACTAACAGAACATAACGTTGTAACCACATTAAATAAAGCACATACATTATTCCCAAACAGTAAAATAATATTCATCCCAATGATGTGGGATAATACATGGCCGACATACAACGATGCAATAAGATACGGTAAAATGTGCGCTGGCGCAAGAGCTAGCGTAAACACACAACTAGTACGCGACGCGATCACATGGGGTTTATTCTATAAAGCAGGTATGACCGACATACACCCCAACACCGAGGGTAGTGAAGTATATGCACAATATATTGCACACGCAATACAAACCGGCGCGACATCAGAACCAAGACAAGAAGAATTTACAGATATCACATTATCAGGTGTAACGGACGGGGGGTTACATGTATATATCAACGGGCCTGATGTAAAATTCGATTTCAGAGGCAAAAAAACTACATGGGATGCAGTGCCCTTCGCAACACTCAACACCGCATCAACATTCGGTGCATACTGCGCACCAACAGGTTTCACCGATCAAAACGACTATCTAAAAATAAAATTTGACGGCTTACGTTTCAGTCTAATAGACGTGTTAGGCTCGGGCGTAGGCGCAAATAATAAAATAATAAATTTCCAATGGGAATTAAACGTCTTCAATCATAACTAATATAATCCGGTAGGTGATGCACCTACCGGATTAAACTTTATCCATTTACTTTTCAATCACCGTTATCATAGGGTTTTCCCTTATCGGGTTATTTATATCAGTCACCACACAAAATCATAAATTGTAACAACATAACAACCAACACCATTTTTAACACCACAACACACGAAGTCAAAATCACAATCATCATAATTATATTCAAGAACCCTAGTAAGAGCTGATTTAAACGTGACCACGCCATTATCAATCTCCTTACAAGCAATAACAATTTTCTCAAAACCGTCAATATCAACCGAATATACATGATTCGGTACAATCTCAGTTACATAGGCATTAACTTTAAACATTTTAACTCTCCTTTTTTTTTTTGTGTGTTTTTTTTTGTTGATACCTCAAATATAGCACGCGCGACATCACGACACACCGACACGTCACGTTTTTTCCCGTTCAA